TCAATTCTACCGAAGGCATGGCAAGCCGCAATGTCAACGAGAAGATGGATGCTGTTGCTCATCGCATCTGTGAGATTTGTACAACAGACTCAGGAGAGACTTTGGCTGTGATGCATCGCCAGTGCAAGAGTTCTTCCATTACCAGGGCATCACTTGCTTCCATTGTCGAAGGATTAGTTGCCAATGGCTATCTGGAGCAGATCGACTCGGGACGCAACTACGGGGGAGTGCCGGTCTATCGGTACAAGGCCACAGGTAAGCAAGCCTGACCACCAAGCCCGTCATGCCACAGCCCGCCTAGTGCGGGCTTTTTTAATGCGCGAAATGCTTGACTTGCCCAAAATATGGGTTTACACTCGCTCCAAGTTGTTGATTTCAAAGCGATTAATCTTAGGGGGCGGTGCTTATCTAAGATTTATTCCTAAGATAAAATCTCGGAATATTTCGCTTTAGAATCAAAAACTTACGCGTCAAAAACGACAATTAGAGATTTGTAGACTCAAACCTAAATACGCTATAGAGATATTGGCGGGTATTAGCACATCTATAAATAGATAATACAAAAATTCAACAGCAAGGAGCATAAAATAATGTGTCCTTGTATCTATCTTATCTAAGATCGAACATTGAAGATAAGTGACTGTTTTTAAAGACAAAAAATATTATGTTGAAGTTAGACTCGTCTATAACAAAACTAACTTAAAGAAATAACAAAAACATCATAAAATAGTGTATTATTTAACTTCCTTTTAATTTATTTTGGTTGAAAAATGTACCCTATTCAAAAAATGCAGAATCGTATTGCCGCTGTGAAATTTGATTTCAAAAAAATGCCATTTGAGACTATGGAGGTCGGCGAGTTCTTTTTCATTGCTGCCGAGCAAATAGACCGCGCACGCCTGACGTCTGGGTGCGCATACCGTGCAAATAAGCTTGGTAAGAAGTTCAGCGTAAGGAAGTCATTGTGCGGTTTTGATGTTTGCCGCGTTGCTTAGCTTGATAGTTTTCAAATATGTTGACGATAGCAACAATCAATTGGATCTTCTTCCATGGTCGGCCTATAGTGAACTTATGGACGCGGCGCATGGGGCGCGGCGATAGATGACAAGGGGTCGGATATGCAATACAGAGTTTATGGAACCGTGAAAGTGCATGTAACCGTGACAGTTGATGCGGACGACAGGGACAGCGCAATCGAAGCTGCTTACGAAGAGTTTGGAGGGCTGTCTGGTTACTGCGGGAATGGTGGCACCGATCAAATCGTGGGAGTCAATAACCAGAACGTGTCACTTGAAGTTGGTGACGACTTCGGCGATTTCACCGAGGCTGACCCGGCCTAACACCAACACGCCCTTCGGGGCACCTCTGGAGACACCATGAAAAACCCAACCAACAAACAAGGCCGAACCGAAATCACCCAGGCGCGCAGCATTCAGAAATCCCTTGGGACGCAAGTGGCAGCTCGCTATCTTGCAAAGCGCAACTGGTCGATTGAGGCAACGATGTATATCTTGCTTGGGAAGTAGGCCATGTTTTACCGGATTCAACTTATTTCCCTTTGCATCGTTCTTTTCCTCGTCGCCAGGGCTTTGCATTCTCTTTGGTGGGACTAACAATGAAGTACAAAGTTGAAATCGTTTTTGAAAACAGCACCTACGAAGCCTCCGTAGAAGCTGACAATGAAGCCAGAGCCTACCAATTGGCACTAATCGACGCCAGGATGGGAAATCCTTCTGGATCACACTATGCAAGGGTTATCAAGCAAAAAACCAAGGAGATTGATGATGTGGATTAAGACAAGTGAAAAATTGCCGCCTGATGAAACTCCAGTAATAATTATGCACAATGGTGAAGTAAGGATTGGAGAACTACGCTGGGAAATTCCTACATGGGAAGATAATTACGAAAAATTCAGGTATTGGGATAATCCTCATGATGATGGCCAAGGATGTGAGTGGAATGATGTAACGCATTGGATGGTTATTCCTGATGTTCCTAATTTGGAGAAATTATGAATCTACACCAAATCAAGACTGATCTGGACAACGGCCTCATCATCAGTAAGCCAATCTGGAGTATGCTGCTCGATGCGGCATTGATGATGCAGGAAGTGCTTAAAGAGTCTGCCAATGGATTTGTCAGGCATCCGGCGATTGATTGTTTGGAACAATTGGAGAAACTATAATGAAAGACTACATCGATACAATTTTGTTTTTCATTGTTCTTATTTCATCCGTTGCCACCATTTCTTGGCTGCTGACTTTTATCTCTGACCATATTAGGTGGGTGCCATGAGCTTCCAGGACTATTTTCTAACCGTCCAAGAAAAAGCAGGTGAGCGCATGGATCGGGATGCAGTGAGCTATTGCTACTACAAGGGAATGGGAGTTATGGATGCGGTAATTTTGCTGACGTATCGTAGGGCTTAATATGGTATAGTTGTTGCAATAGAGTTTGGTGCAAACCGCAGGCGGCTGGTCGGGTTAATAACCCCGTCAGCACACGGCAATCACTCTCTCCGAGGTTGTAATACCAAGATTGTGAGTGTGCAGAGCTTGTCCCTAGGACAAGCCCGTAAGGTGGAAGGCCTTGCAATTATGATTTCACAGCGTTGAGCATTTTCTTTGCTCCGCTGTTTTTTTATTTGGTAATAATGACACTACGCGAAGCTGACCTTCAACAAGCTTTAATCACTTGGGCCAAGACCCAAATCGGGAAGTATCCTGAAATGCTTTGGCTTCACCACGTCCCGCTAGGTGGACGAAGAGATAGCCGTGAGGCCTTGTCATTGCAATGTCAAGGTGTCAAAGCAGGCATCCTAGATCTTTGCTTGGATGTTGCTCGCGGCGGATTCCATGGCCTTCGTATCGAGCTTAAACGCCCTGGTGGCACTTGTCTTAAGCCTAGTAAAGAACAAGCCGAGTACATAAAGTTCCTAACTGAACAAGGTTATGCTACACTCGTGTCCAATAGCTTTGATGAAGTCAAGGCATTTTTGATTGATTATTTGGAAGGTAGGTTGGTGAATGCTGACGCCTAAGCAGGCTCTTTTCGTTAAAGAATATCTCGTGGACATGAACGGCACTCAAGCCGCTATTCGCGCTGGATATTCGGAAAGAACTGCAAACGAACAAGCATCGCGTTTGTTAGCCAATGCTAGCATTCGTGAAGCAGTGGCAGAGAATAGTAAGGCTCGCGCCGCAAAGGTCGATATAACCGCTGAATACGTCCTCCAGACGATTAAAAACACGATTGAACGCTGTGCCCAAGCCGAACCAGTTTTGGACCGTGACGGCGCTCCTACGGGCGAATATAAGTTCGATAGTGCCGCAGTTTTGAAAGGCACTGAGCAGCTTGGTAAATATCTCAAGCTGTTCACCGACAAAGTTTCAATTGGCGGCGCAGATGATTTGCCGCCAGTGTCTAGTGTTATCAATATCTCCGGTCTCTCAACATCCGCGCTGGCCGAAATACTAGCCCTCCAAGATGCAGCTAACCGCCGCTGATCTTCTGGCCGTCGAGCGCGAATTCTGCCGTCGCTCCCTTTCTCATTTCGCTCAACGCGCTTGGCACGTTCTCGAACCCGCTGCTGATCTGAAATGGGGATGGGCGCTTGATGCTATCTGTCAGCACCTAGAAGCGGTGACGAATGGCGATATCACGCGCTTGCTCATGAATGTTCCACCTGGCTCGATGAAATCCCTTCTGACTGGCGTTATATGGCCTGCTTGGGAATGGGGGCCACGCGGCATGCCTGAAATGCGTTATGTTGGAACAGCACACGAGGAAACGCTCGCCATTCGCGACAGCCGACGATGCAGGGATTTAGTCAAGTCTGAGTGGTATCAAAAGCTTTGGCCGCTCGAACTATCCCGCGATCTGGACGGCAAGCGTGAGTTTGGAAACGTTCGAAAAGGCATTCGCCAAGCACGTGCATTCACTAGTATGACCGGTGTTCGTGGCGACAGAATCATTCTGGACGATCCTATCTCAGCCGATAATGCCAACTCCGAAGCCAAACTCGAAGCAGCACGGATCGCATTCACTGAGACACTTCCGACTCGCGTCAATTCAGATAAATCGGCAATCGTTGTAATTATGCAACGTTTGCACGAGAAAGACGTATCAGGCGTCATCAAGGAAATGGGATTGCCTTATGTTCATCTTAATATTCCCATGCGCTTTGAGTCTGATAGGCGCTGTGTTACGTCTATTGGTTGGGCAGATCCACGGACTAAAGATGGTGAACTAATGTTCCCTGAGCGGTTCAGCGATGCCCAAGTGACAGAACTTGAGAAGACGCTTGGATCGTATGGCGCAGCTGGTCAGCTACAACAGCGCCCAGCTCCGAGAGGTGGCGGGATAATCAAGGAATCGTGGTTCAAGTATTACAGCGTTGCTCCAAGGCTTGAGTTCCGCAATATCCACGCCGACACAGCGCAGAAGACAGGTGAAGAGAATGACTATTCAGTCTTCCAATGCTGGGGCCGCTCTACTGTTGGTCAGGCTGTTCTGATTGATCAGATCCGTGGCAAATGGGAAGCGCCTGAACTACTTGTCCAGGCCCGCGCATTCTGGATTAAGCATGTGAATTCTGGCGGATCAGTGCTGCGCTCTATGATGGTGGAGGATAAAGTCTCCGGAACTGGATTGATCCAGACGCTGCGGCGCGAAGGGGTGCCAGTGATCCCGGTGCAGCGTGACAAGGACAAGATATCCCGAGCGCACGATGCAGCACCGTTCATCGAGAGTGGTAATGTTCTGCTTCCAATCGATGCGCCTTGGCTGTCAGACCTATTGACTGAGGCATCGTCGTTTCCAGGTGGAGCGCATGATGACCAGCTAGACCCGATGTTTGATGCTATAAAAACGGTTCAAATAGCTCCATCGGCTGTTATGCAGACAGTTATTCCTATCCCAATGGCGTCAGCGTTTAGGCGGAGATAGCAACATAAAAGAGCATTAGTGTTGACGTTTTATTTTATCCTGTATCATGTTTGAAATTTAATTGATAGGTTCCGTTAATGGCAAAAGACCTCGCACTAGTTCATGAACGAGCAATGCAAGAGTTCAACCGCGTCCAATCGGCTTTATATGCCGAGCGTATGCAATGCCTGCGCGACCGTCGTTTCTATTCCATTCCTGGCGCGCAATGGGAAGGACCGCTACAAGAACAGTTTGAGAATAAGCCGCGTTTCGAGGTCAATAAAGTCCACTTGGCAGTTATTCGCATCATCAATGAATACCGGAATAATCGCGTTACTGTTGATTTCGTCTCCAAGGATGGCAGCGAAGACGATCAACTGTCTGATACCTGCGATGGCCTATATCGCGCCGACGAGCAAGACAGTTGCGCCGAAGAAGCGTACGACAATGCCTTTGAGGAAGCAGTTGGCGGAGGGATGGGCGCATGGCGTCTCAGGACAGGCTACGAGGATGAGTCCAGCGAAGACAACGAAGTACAGCGTATCAGGATCGAACCCATCACCGATGCAGACTCATGCGTCTATTTCGATTTAGGAGCCAAGCGCCAGGACAAGTCTGATGCTAAGCGCTGCTGGGTATTGAATGGCTATACACGAGAGGCTTATCGTGATGAGTTCAATGATGATCCGTCAAGCTGGCCTAAAAGCGTTCATCAGGATGAGTTTGATTGGTACACTCCTGATATTGTTTATGTGGCCGAATACTACGAGATTGAAGAGAAATCCGAGGTTCTGCACGTATTCAAAGGCATCGCATTGGATGAAAGCGAGCCCAATGAAAAGAAATATTGGGACTCTGAATTGCTTGACGATCCAAGCATTAAGGAAACGCTAACATCAACAGGTTTTAAAGAGGTTCGTTCCAAGCGTGTCAAGCGTTGCAAGGTGCATAAATACCTAATGAATGGCAATAGCATCTTGGAAGACCAAGGATACATTGCGGGCTCAAATATTCCCATTGTCGTCACTTATGGCAAGCGCTGGTTTGTTGATAACGTCGAGCGCTGCATGGGACACGTTCGCCTTGCAATTGATCCGCAGATGCTAAAGAACATGCTAGTTTCGATGCTGGCTGAGATTGCTACGTTCTCGCCCATCGAAAAACCTATTGTCACGCCTGAACAGATCAGCGGTCACCAAGGTATGTGGGCAGATGATAGCGTCAAACGTTATCCTTATCTGATGCTCAACAGCATCAAGGACGCGCAAGGTAACATTGTCCAGAATGGTCCAACTGCATACACTAAAGCCCCGAGCATCCCTCAGGCGCTAGCTGCGCTTCTCCAACTCACTGAGGAAGACTTGCAAGACCTATTGGGAAACCAACAAGCCGGTGAGCAAGTGCAGTCGAATATCAGCGGCAAGCTCATGGAACTGGTACAGACGCGCCTGGACATGCAGGTTTATATCTACATGTCGAACTTCGCTAAGGCCATGCGCAGAAGTGGTGAAATTTGGCTATCAATGGCTGCAGATATCTATGTGGAAGAAGGCCGCAAAATGAAATCCGTTAAATCGGATGGGCGAGCCGAGCAAATTGAACTTCTTGCCAAGGCCATTGATAATGAGACCGGCGAATATAAACAAGAGAATGATCTGTCGAAAGCCAAGTTTGGCGTCGTTTCCGATGTTGGCCCATCCTCTGCCAGTAAGCGTGATGCTACTGACCGAAAACTCATTTCGCTGTTGCAATATGTCACTGATCCTGACTCGCAGAGCATTATCAATAGTCTAGTGCTGATGAATCAAGAAGGCGAAGGCATGGCCGATGTGTCGGCATACTTCCGCAAGAAGCTTGTCCAGATTGGTGCGATCAAACCTACTCAAGAGGAAGCGCAAGAACTGCAACAAGAGGCAGCGAATCAACCGCCAGATCCTAACGCTCAATATTTGCAAGCGGCTGCTCAGAAAGCTATTGCTGATTCTGGACAATCTCAGGCTAAGACTAAACTTATCGAGGCCCAGATTGCTGATACGCGTGCCGATGCGATTCAGAAGCTTGCAAGTATTCAAAGCGATAAGGAAAAACAAGCTGTTGATCTTGCTATTCAATTGGGGCAGCATGGGATTGATCAACAGACTGCGGATATTAATGCTCAGCAGGCTCAGCAGCAGATGGCTGGGCAACAACAAGCACAGCCGCAACCCAATAAATAATATGTTATGATTGAATTTATCATCAACAACGGCAACCGCCAGCCTATGGCGAGAAAAGGGGATTAAATGTTCAAAAGCTGGATGTGGAAACAAAAGTCATTTCGTGAGCAATTCCAGGGTGATGAAGCGAACGGCGGAACTGGGGGTACGGCTGATGAGGGTAGCGCTACCGAAAGCGGTGATGATAACTCGGCAGGCGACGAAGGTTCTGATGCAGCAGAGGCGGATAGTAAGGGCGAAGTAGTCATCACCCTTGGCGACGAAGAACCACCTGCTGATGATGAACAGAACAGAGCACCGGAATGGGTGCGAGAGCTGCGCAAGTCCGACCGCGAGAAGGCTAAGCGCATTCGGGAACTTGAGCAAAAGCTGCAAGAGTCGAAACCAAATCCTCAGCAAGAAGAATTAGGAACTAAACCAACGCTTGAGGGGTGTGATTTTGATTCTGATAAGTTCGAAAAAGAATTGACCGCATGGCATGATCGCAAGCGGCAAGTAGACGATAAGGCAGCTCAAGAACGTAAAGCGGCTGAGGATCAAAAGGCAGCATGGGAAGTAAAGATGAACGCCTATAAGGCTGAGGCGCTTCCAGTGGCTGATTTTGAGGATGCCGAGGAAGCGGTTATTTCAAGTCTTGACCAAATAAAGCAAGCAATCATTCTTAATGGGGCAGACAAGCCAAAGCAATTGATTTATGCTCTTGGGAAAAGCCCTGAGAAGCTTAAAGAGTTGGCTGGTATTAACGACCCCATTAAATTCGCATTCGCAGTTGCTAAATTGGAGGCTAAAGTGAAAGTTACCGAGAAGAAGACTCCGCCGCCGCCCGAGAAAGTTATTCGTGGCTCGGGTGGTTCTGCGGCATCTTCTGATGCACAATTAGATAAGCTTCGTGAAGAAGCAATGCGAACTGGTGATGCAAGCAAGCTGTTTGCTTATCGGCAGCAGAAGCGGGCCAAGTAATTAGTATAAAGGGACTCGCCATCCTTAATATGGCAGAGCAGTAAAATAATAGATTCGGTCGCCATCCAGCCTTTGAAGTGGATGAGTTGAAACAGCAGTTGTAGCTGATTTTTCTCATCCACTTTATAGGAGCCCATTATGGCTAACAGTTTTAATAAGATTGAAGTAGTCGCGTTTGAGAACGTGTTGGAGAAGTTTAACGACTTGGAAGTCCTGTCCAAGAACGTTTCGAAATACACTACTGATTCGACTCAAATGGAACGTGCTGGCGATGTTATCTGGCGCCCTCAGCCTTACATCGCTCAGTCGCACGATGGCACCGATGCAACCGTGAACTTCAACCTGGCAACCCAGTTGTCCGTTCCGGCAACGCTTGGCTTCCAGAAGCACTCGACCGCGATTCTGACCGCAACCGAACTGCGTGACGCTCTGCAAGAAGGCCGTCTGGGTGAAGCTGCCGCACAGAAATTGGCAAGTGATATCAACGTTGCGATCATGAACACCGCAGCCAATACCGGCACGCTGGTGGTCAAGCGTACGACTGCTGCAACTGGATTTGACGACGTGGCACAGTGCGAAGCGATCTTCAATGAGCAAGGCGTTCAGTCGTTTGACCGCTATCTGGCTCTGTCTACCCGCGATTACAACGGAATGGCAAGTAACCTGGCTGGCCGTCAGACCATGACCGGCAAGCCAACAACTGCGTACGAGAAGGCTTTTGTCGGCACCATCGCATCGTTCGACACCTACAAGCTTGACTATGCAAATCGTATCGCCGCTGCCGCTGGTGGCGCTGGCATTACGATGAACACCCAAGTTGCAGGCGCGAACTACTACACCCCTCGTGCTACTTCGACCGGTGTGAATGGCGAGCGTTCGAACGTGGACAATCGTTACCAGACCATCACTGTGTCGAGCACTACCAACGTTGCAGCGGGCGATTGCTTCACTGTCGCAGGTGTTAATGCAGTTCATCACATCACCAAAGGCGACACTGGTGTGCTCAAAACGTTCCGCGTTATCTCGGTTCCTTCTTCCACTACCCTGGTTATTTCCCCGCCGATGATTTCGGCACAAGGCGGCACGGATGCTGAACTGCAATATCAGAACGTGACTATCACCCCGTCCGCAACCGCTGCTGTTGTGTGGCTGAACACCGTTGCCGCTGCGATCAATCCGTTCTGGCAGAAAGACGCACTGGAAATCCTGCCGGGACGTTATGTGATCCCTGACAATGCTGGCGCAGCAATCTTGCGTGCTTCTACGGACAATGGCATCGAAGTGACTATGCAGAAGTTCTACGACATCAACACCATGAAAACCAAGTTCCGCTGGGATGTATTTTTTGGTGTTGTAAATAAGCAACCTGAGATGAGCGGCTTGATGCTGTTTAATCAGACCTAATCAAACAGAAAGGAAAATCATGTCTGATCTACTCGTTTATCCGCAAGGCCGTGTTCAACTCACCATTGCTGCGGGTGAAAGCTTTGCTGTTCATACCACTGACAAAGCCATTGTTACTAATCTTGTCGGCTTCCCGAACGAACCGACTAAGCCTAGCCTGCTTGGTGTTGTTATCAATGGGCAAACCGTGTTTGGGCCTTATGCATCGGGCGCGACCGTCATCATCGAGGCTGGTGCGGCTGCGGTTCGTTATCAAACTGGCGTTTCGCCACTGGTGATGTCGCTGTATGCCAGCCAACTCCAAGGCGCTCCGGTGGCCGTGGACACGACTGGTGCGGTTTCTGCCCTGGCAATGATGGGCGGCATCGTGACTTCCAGTACTGCTGCGGCAGTGGCAGGCACTATCCCGACCGGATCGGTGATGGAGCTGGCTTCTGAATTCGGCATCGGTGATTCGTTCGATTGGTCGGTTATCAATACGGGCGGCAATACCTTCACGGTAACGGCTGCTTCGGGTCATACGATTGTCGGTACTGCAACTGTCGCAACGGTCACTTCGGGCCACTTCCGTACCCGAAAGACGGCTTTGAATACCTTCGTCACTTACCGCGTTGGTTGATGTATGGGCCGGGGAAACCCGGCCTTTTTTCTGAGGGAATATCATGGCAGAATTAACCACGAAGCAGCGTAAGAAATTGCCAGCGAAATCGTTTGCGGGAACTGGAAGGTCCTATCCGGTAAATGATCCTGCTCATGCAGCCAATGCCAAGGCCCGAGCTACACAGATGGTTGCAAAAGGCAAACTCAGCCCATCAGCTCGTGATAAGATCGTTGCCAAGGCTAATAAAGTCCTATCGAAGGGGAAAAAATAATGTTTCCGACTCTTGTTTATCGTATTCCTGGCATTCATCAGCGTGAAGGTGGAACGTATTCCATTCTTGGCGTAACCAATCAGGATGCATTTGATGCAGCATTGACCGATGGGTGGTTCGAAACCCTTCCAGAAGCTATTGAAAGTTTGAACCCCAAGGTTGAACAAGTCGAACCGCCGCCTACTCGTGAGGAACTTGAACTCAAGGCAATGGAACTTGAAATCAAGTTTGACGGCCGTACGAGTGATCGCAAGTTGCGTGACCTGATCGCGGCAACTTTGGAGGAATAAATGAGTTTCACCAAGCAGCAGATCATTGAGGAAGCATTCGGGGAACTGGCTCTGCATGGCAATGTCGTCACGCTTGATCCTGATACGCTAGACTCAGGGAAGCGCAGGTTAGATATGATGCTTGCCACGTGGAGTGGGAAAGGTTTTCGTCTTGGCTATCCTATCCCAGCAAATCCTGATGATTCTCTGCTTGATGATGACTCGAATCTGCCCGACTGGGCAATTGAACCTGTCGTAACTAACCTTGCGATGCGGTTAGCTGGTGGATATGGCAAACAGGTCTCTCCGACCACTGCCATGGTTGCCAAGGATGGCTACGATATGCTTGCAGCACGGTTTGGCAAGCCTCAGGAAGTTCCTCTGCCAACGAGTTTGCCATTGGGTGCAGGCAACAAGACTTGGCGCAGTCAGAACAATCGCTTTATCTCTCCACCGGATCAGCAAATCGAAGCTGGTCCGGATGGTACGCTTGAATTTAACTGATGGAATCATATGCAAATCAACCAGCTTGATAGAGCAACTACGCTGAATTCTGGCGATTTGGTCGTTATCTTCTCGACCAGCAATGGCGATGCACGAGCTGCGGCAATGTCGGTGCTGTTGGATTTCGTACAACAGAATACGACGCAGCCTGGCAACGATATGACGCAATACGCGTCGCCAAATGCGAGTGGCTTCAATATCACTATTGCGCCTGTGACAACTGGCGAGAATGTCTATCTGTTGCTGACACCAACAGCAGGGTTTGCAGCCGGCACGATCACGCTACCAGCATTGACTAGCTCTGTTGATGGGCAACAGGTTCTTGTGTCGTGCACTCAGGCCGTGACTGCATTGACTGTTGCGGGCAATGGTGCGACCGTTAACGGCGCTCCAACCACGCTAGCAGCAAATGCTTTCTTCCGGTTACGCTTTGATCACATTAATAATTCTTGGTATAGGACAGCTTAAATCATGACAGCTAAACAGCCATTCAATCCGCAATATGGTAGCAACCAAGTTCTTACCGTAGGAGCTAGCTCTGCATCTGCAACGATTAGCACTGGCAGCAAACAGGCGCGCGTTCTAAACAGTGGGGCCAATAAGGGCTATTTCCGCCTCTATAACAGCAAATTCGGCGCGCAAAATGCGTCAACTGCGGACTGTCCGGTTTCGGCGGGAATGGCAACGACAGTCACAAAAGATCAAGACCATGATTCAATCGCCTATATCTCTGCTGCCGGAACAACTTTTGACGTGATGACCGGCGAAGGATTCTGAGGTGGACGGTTTATTCTATGGAGTTAATTCCATTGTCTCTACCACATGGGCAACGAGGAACCAATCTCCATTTGTCGGCGAGAGAATCCGCTGCACTGATATTGGAAATAGAGAGTTCTATTGGAATGGGATAGTGTGGTTACCAATTGGCAGTAATTTGATAGGGCAATCTGCTGTCGCCTCGTCCATCACAGGCACTACGTCAGAGACTACGCTTGCCAGCATCACGATTCCTGGCGGGATAATGGGGTCTAATGGTGTCGTACGTGTGACGGCACATTACAGCACGACCAACAACGCAAACGCGAAAAATCTGTTTGTACGGTTTGGGGGATCAGTGGCTTTCGTGAATACGGCGGCAACGAGTGTAACGTATGTGGTACGCAATGAAATTCGGAACCGGAACGCACTCAATTCGCAAGTTTCAAATCAAATATCCTCAGGCGCAACCACCCTTGCAGCCGCGATCCTCTCTATTAATACCGCAGTGGATCAGATCCTGACGATAACTGGTCAGCTTGCAAATACAGGCGATACCATAACGCTCGAAGGTTACTCAGTGGAAGTGCTTCCATCATGAAGATAATTCCTATCGTGATCACCGAGACCGAGACCGGCGAGCTGATTTCGCCTGCCGCGCCGTTCTCTACCGATGCCATCGCCATCGTTTGCGACGGTACTAAATATACAATATATGAACCTGGCGATACACCGCCTGATTTGCTATAAGGAGTTATTCTAATGGACGGCGGCGGCTTTGACCAACTACAACGAGGAACTTCTGAGTTCTTCTGCGCCGCCGTGCTTGGGAAAATCCCTGGAGTTCGCCGCGTTGTTTTTAGTGGGTACAATCCAAGTGTAAATACTGCAACGACGCCCGAGGATATTTTTCCAGCCGTAGAAACACCGATTATCCCGCGACAAACAGTGGCAGAATCATGGGAAATTTTATCGAATAGTGCAAATGATACTGCTGCGGGTACGGGTGCTCAAACTGTCTCGATCACTACGCTTAATGGAAGCTATGCAGAAGTAACACAGACAGTAACTCTTAATGGCCTGACGGCTGTACCATTAACTTCCACGCATATTGCTACCAATTCCGCAGTGGTGGTTACGGCAGGAAGCAGCGGAAATAATGTCGGGCTATTGACGATCCGCGTCGCCGGTGGCGGTGCTGGCCGCGCCTATATCTCAGCTGGTGATGGCATTCTGAATCAATGCAAATACACAGTTCCGGCAGGTTATTCATTGGATTTGTATTCGGCATTGATGGGCCTGACTACTTCTGGAGCTTCTCAGAACGCGCGATTTGTGTTTGTATCGACGAACCCCGCAGGGCGTCAAATAAACGCAGTTCGCATTCCACTTTTGGCTAATGGCAGTAGTTTATACAGACATGAAATTGCGGGTGGTTTGGTACCATATAACACTCTGCCTGCCAAGTATGAAACTTCGATCAGAATTGGATCTGTCTCACAGAATGGTACACAAGTAGAGGCGTCTGTTCTTGGATTGCTGTATGATATTACACTTTTTCCATGATGGATAAATAAATGCCCCAAGTGCCTATACTCAATGGTATATATTCCAACGAATCAGCCGATTTTCGTTCATCTTATCCGCGAAATATGGTTCCTGTCCCTAAGTCTCAGGGAATTTCACAAGGTTATTTGCGTCCGGGAGATGGCATTGTTTCGTTTGGTACTGGGCCAGGCGTTGACCGTGGGGGAATAAACTGGAATGGCATTTGCTATCGTGTAATGGGTAGCAATTTAGTGAGTGTGAATGAGGGCGGAAGCGTGAATATTCTAGGAACTGTCGCCGGTTCTGAACAAGTACGTTTCGACTATTCTTTTGATCGTCTAGCAATTGCCGCTGGGGGCAATCTTTACTATTGGAATGGCATTCTTACGCAAGTAATTGACCCTGATCTTGGGCGCGTGCTCGATGTCCAGTGGATCGATGGTTATTTCGTGACGACAGATGGAACGTCATTAGTTGTCACTGAATTGAATGATCCTACATCGGTCAATCCCCTGAAATATGGCAGCAGCGAGGCCGATCCAGATCCTATTGTCGGCGTGAGAAAATGGCGTGGCGAACTGTATGCTTTCAATCGATATACAGTTGAGGTATTTGATAACGTAGGCGGCAGTTTCTTCCCATTCCAGCGTAATCCAGGTGCAAAGATGGAGCGTGGAGCAATTGGGCCACATTGTGTTGTTGCTGGATTCTTGCAAGAAGTTGCATTCCTTGGCGGTGGTCGAAATGAATCTCCCGCAATATGGCTTGGTGCTAATGGTGGCACTGATAAGCTATCAACGCGAGAGATTGACCAGATTTTGCAACAGTATTCTGAGTCTGAATTATCAAAAGTTGTGATGGAGACTCGCGTCGATAAGAACCATGAACTGTTATACATTCATTTGCCAGATAGAACAGTGGTCTATGATGCAAGTGGTTCAAAAGTGACTGGCGAGCCCGTTTGGTTCCATCTTGATTCAGGTATTTTCACGCCTTCCACTTACCGAGCTCGAAATCTTGTCTGGTGCTACGATAAGTGGCTGAGTGGTGATCCTACCAGCTCGGCTCTAGGTTATTTGAATGATTCTGTTAGCACGCATTACGGGCAAGTCATCGGATGGGAGTTCGGTACTGTTATTCTGTACAATGAAGGTCTCGGCGCTATATTTCACCAGCTTGAATTAACTTGTCTCCCTGGCCGCGTTCCTCTAGGCGCTAATCCTATCGTTTGGACTTCTTTCTCCGTTGATGGGGAAGGATGGAGCAAAGAAGTAGCTGTATCGGCAGGCAAGCAAGGTGAACGCAACAAGCGTTTGATTTGGTTAAGGCAAGGATCGTTAGAAAACATGAGAATTCAAAAGTTCAGGGGAACGAGTGATGCATTCTTGTCGGTTGCTCGACTTGATATTCAACTTGAACCACTTTATACGACGGGACCACGATGAGTTATTCGCCCCTTAATCGTGCGCAATTGGCAGAAGTATTTGGTAATCACGAGACCTTAAAAGCATTTGAGAAGGTTTTTAATGATACAACGTTTACCTTTCCAGCTACTATCGAGGAAGCGAATGCTCTAGCCAGTGATGCATTGGCAAAGTCCTTACAAGCATTTGGAGTATTGGCAAACATTGCTGATGAATTGGATAAAGCACCACGCGCTCAACTAGGAACAATCAGCTCGCAAAACAATGATTCGGTAGATATTACAGGTGGAAGAATCGGCCTTGATTCTGGATCGGTTTCAGTTCCTAGCTATTATCTTGGAGGAGATATCACAACTGGTCTATATAGAAGCGCAGCCGATGCAATAGCGATTGCTATTATTGGCACAAAACTGATCGAATTCGCTGCAAATCTTGTTGCCATCGCTGGTAAATTGAGCGTGACTGACCAGATTATTTCGACAGTGGCAAGCGGAACACCTCCATTTGTCGTATCTAGTACTACTCAAGTTGGTAATCTGTATGTGGACAGGGCTGCATTTGCAGACGTTGCAGAGGGCTTAGCTAGTCCAAGTTCATATCCTGCCGACGCAACAGATTTGCCCACTGTGATTGCTCTAGCAAATGCACTAAAAGCAGCAGCCATTTCAAAAGGACTGTAATGACCACTACTCCACAGGTTTTGATTGAATCAAAATTGGCAGAAATTGCAGAAACCGTACAATACACGTCAAGCAATAGCAAGACTGCGATTGACAAATTCACGGCAGTGAACACCAGCGGTTCCAATACCACGATCACTGTTCATCTTATTCCGTCTGGAGGCTCGGCAGGCGTATCGAATGCTTTCAGCAAGACCCTTACCGCAACAGGCACTAGCGGCGCAACGTGGACATTTCCTGAAGTCGTGGGGCATAACATGGAATCAGGAGACACGATTTCTACCAGCTCTAGCGCAAATACTGTCTCGATTCGTGCAAGTGGTAGAATATTCACATAAATAGCTTGCTATTTAATACGAAACGTTTTTATAATATTCACATTGCCAATTTTTAAGGTAATAGCTGAGCCTATTGCGCAGCCAGCGGCGCACATTACCCCTGACGGGAGAACATGTTGCCGCTGGATAAACAAATTGAACTTGTGCACCACTTCGCAGGCGGTCTGTATGCGAAAGAAACCACGTTCCCTGCTGGCTCAATCCTTGTCCAACACAAGCACCACTACGACCATTTTGCACTGCTTGCGTTTGGCTCTGTAGAAATCGAGGTGGATGGACAGCGTAACGTCTTCCATGCTCCAAAACTCGTGACTATCTGCGCACACCAGCATCACGGCGTCAAGGCGTTGACTGATGTCGTCTGGTTCTGCATTCATGCCACTTCCGAAACCGACCAAGCTCACATCGATGAAGTGCTAATCGAGACGACAAATGCCGCGCAGATGCAGGCGATTGCGGAAGGCATGGCATGAGCAAGATTCGCCTACTAGCATCTGGCCTGAACGTTGAGCCAATCCGAACTGCAATTGAAGCCAATCCGCATCTGTGGGATCTATACACCATGCGCACAGCGAGCCCAGATTCGCCACATCATGGGCTGTCCGACATTTGGGCGCGATTCGCTCAACCTGGCGTCAACGGAAACGCGGACCATGACGCAGTCTGGTACCCGGAAGCTGACTGTCTGCCGTTGCGCGAGCTGGTCTATCCTTTGATGAGTATAGTTCGCGGTGATCGCTTGGGGGGGGTACTGATTACGCGCATCCCCCCTGGCGGTCAGTGCAAACCGCACGTCGATCCAGGCTGGCATGCAGGCTACTACGAAAAATTTGCAGTCCAGATTGCAGCCGATCCAGGGCAGACCTTCTGTTTTGATGGAGAACAACTGGTGACTGCCCCTGGTGATCTGTTCTGGTTCGACAATTCACATTTGCACTGGGTAACCAACCCAACGCCACACGAGCGCATCACGCTTATCGTGTGTATCAAAACTGACAAGGGATAGCTATATGCCATGGGGATATGCAGCTGCCGCAGTGGGCGGTCTTTTAGCAGCAAACAGTCAAAAGAATGCCGCTGAAAGCGCAGCCAGTGCGCAAACACAATCGGCTCAAGCCGGTATCGATGAGCAGCGACGCCAGTTCGATGCCATCCAAAAGTTACTTTCTCCATACGTCTCAGCAGGAACCGGCGCGATTGGTGCACAACAGAATCTAATTGGATTGGGTGGCCCTCAGGCACAGCAGCAGGCAATCGGCGCTCTGCAAACTTCTCCACAGTTCCAAGCTCTCCAACAGCAAGGAACCAATGCCATTCTGCAAAACGCCTCGGCTACCGGAGGTCTACGTGGCGGTAACACGCAAGCAGCACTGGCGCAGTTCCAGCCACAGTTGCTATCGCAACTGATTCAGCAGCAATACGAGAATCTCGGCGGCATTAGTAGGCTTGGTCAGTCATCGGCTGCGGGTGTCGGCAATGCGGGTCTCCAAACCGGGACCAATGTCGCGAACCTCTTGGGTCAGCAGGGTCAGGCGCAGGCTGGCTCAGCATTGGCAGCAGGGAGAGCAAACAGTCAGTTAATCAATAGCTTGACCGGGGCGTTCGGCCAATATGTTGGGAGTAAATTCTGATGGCTGATCCCTATGACTATACCAGCGCCTTTGCTAATCTTCCGTCGCCGGTAGCATCATTCACGCAAGGCATTGTTGGCGGGGTTGCGCTTAATCAGATCCAACAACAGCAGCAACAACAGCGGCTGGCGCTCGCTCAGCAGAAACAGCAGCAGGCCGATCTTGCGGCATTGAGCAAGAACCCGACGCCGGAAGCAATTGGTGCAACGATTCTCAAATATCCTGCCCTGAGCGAACAGATCAAGCGAGGCTCAGACGTTATTTCAGCAGCACAGCAACAGGCTCGCATCAAGCAAGCGATCCCTATATATGCGGCCATCCAATCCGGGTCGAATGATGTCGCGGTGAACTTGTTGAGCGATCAAGCGACGGCAGCGCGTAATTCTGGCAACGAGCAGGACGCTAAAGCTGCGGAAACAATGGCTCAACTCGTAAAAGATCATCCAGAATTCGCGAGAGCAACCATCGGTCTGAAACTGGCCTCAGAACTGGGGCCGGGCAAGTTCACTGAGGCTTTTAAGGGCCTTGGCGCAGAGCAACGTGCGCAAGAGAAAGCACCTGTTGAATTGGCTACCAAACAGATCGAAGCCACGCAAAAAGGTCTTGGCATTATTGGTCAAAAAGCTGGAGCACTGGCGCAAGTAAAAGGCGTTCAACCGGGTCAAGTTGCAACGCTGTTTAAGTCATTGGCAGCGCAAGGCGTCATTCCGAAGGACCAATTGCAGGGATATCTTGATGATATTCCGCAAAATCCAAAGGCTCTGCCAGACTATTTGACTCAGATCCAATCTTCTGGCGTGAAGCCGGAAGAACAACTGAAATTTACCACGCCAACCGCTGGTGAAAAACTGGCTTCTCAAACTCAATTGCAAGTTCAGAGGCTAATTGATGCTCGGCAAGGTGATACTACTGAAACTCAATTCACCAAAGAGCTATCGAAGCTGTACAAGCCAGGCTCCCCTGAGTACGACGAGGCATTGCGCCAGCGTATCAACAAGGAAGCTGGGATCAATGCAGCCGGGGGCGGTGGACGCTCTGTTGTGTACAATGGCCGAATCATCGCATCTGGTAATGAAGTGGCTCGTGCTCTCAAAAACATTACCGACTTACCAGTTCAGTCAAATGTTGGCGTTCTTGGTTTCGGACAACCTAAGAGCACTGGCCTATTCAGTGCAGGATTGGCAGGACTCAAGAACGAATTGAATTCAGATCAAGTTAAAGACTACAATACACTATGGACTGGCGTTTCGCGCAATCTTGGGACGTTGGAGACGAGCGGACTGGCTACCACTGGTGATTTGATCAAGTCCATCGACAAACTCGCCTTTGTACCCGGCGATAACGGCTACAATGCACTTCGCAAGCTGGCCGAGGTGCGCCAGATCACCGAAGCGGCACTCGAACCAAAATTGGCTGATCCTTCTGTTCCGCAACAGCAGAAGGATTTTATCAATGGAATCATTAATAATGTTCAACAGGCTGTGCCATATAATCATTCTGACTTGACAAAATTCAAAAAAGCTCAAAAGGATAATCCCTCATTGACATTCAATGATTTTGCCGGTCAAACGCTCAAGGCACAGGCTGCGCCCGCTGCTGCTCTACCCGCAGGCTGGTCGGTTCAGGTGCATTGATGCCAACATTTACCTTTACCTCGCCAGAAGGAAAAAGCTACACGGTCAATGGTCCGGAAGGAGCTACCAAGGAGCAGGCGTTCCAGATTTTGCAGCAGCAATTGGGTTCTGCGGCTGCACCAACTGCCGCCGCTATTCCTGTATCCGCACAAGAGCAGGCATTTGGTGCAGCTCAGCCAGCTCCCGCGCCCGCTGCGCCTGCCGATCCTTCATTGGTTGATAGACTAATTGGAGGTGGCGAGACTGCTCTGTCGCTTGCTACTGGCGCAACAGGAGGCACGCTTGGAACTCTTGGAGGGGCATTGGCAGGCATTGGGCAATCTGTTGCGCAAGGAACCTTCGGAACGCAACAAGGCGTCCAACAAGCAGAGCAAGCAGCAGCGCAAGGGGCTAGTAGACTCACCTATCAACCGCGCACAGCAGAAGGGCAGCGGCAATTAGAAGCGGTTGGTAACCTGGCAGAGGCTACATTGCCACTGACACCACTTACTTCTGAGCTTGGAGCTATTGGCCGTGGTGCAGCAGCGGCAGGACAAGCGGCCAGAGATATCGCGCCGGTCGCTGTTTCTGCTGCTAGAAAAGCCGCTGGTGCAGTAAAGGGCGTAGTTAAACCAGCAACGGTTGCTGCACCTGTTGAAGCAGCGCCCACTCTAGCCGGTCCAGAATTGGCAAGCGCTGCGACCAAGGCGGCAGAAGGCAGCAAATCTGCCACCCAAATTCTCGCAGAACAAGCCGCGCCTGATCCTAAAGTTGTTGAGGCGGCTAAACGTCTTGGCATCGAGGATTACTTGCAGCCTGACCATGTTACGACGAATCAATCTTATCGAGAGTTGGCGCAGGCTGTGAAGTCTATTCCAGGCTCTGAGGCGCGTTCGGCAGAGATTGAAGGCTTGAGCAATGTCGCCAAGCGAGCGAATGATATTGTCGAAGAAATTGGCGGTACGCATGATCTGAGCACGCTTTCTGGCGATGTCAAGAATAAAATGCTTGCAACGCAAACAGAATTAGAAAAAAAGGCAGAGGATTTATATTCCAAGGTCAAAGATGCGATTCCAGCCAAGACCAATGCACCAGCTACCAATACTGTAGACTACCTGAAACAACATGCTGACGATCTTGGTGGAGCTGATAGACTTTTGGCCCCTGAGAATAAATTACTTTCCTCTTTATCAGGAGATAGACCAGTCACATACGCTTATCTCGATCAGACGAGAAAGCAGATCGGACAAGCATTGCGAAAAGCAACTGGCCCATTCGCTGATTCCGAATCGGGTACTTTGAAAAAACTTTATTCAACTCTCTCTGACGATCAGCAATCAGTTGCAGAAGCTAATGGCGTAGGAGACTTGTATAATTCAGCAAAAGCATCTGTCGCGGTACGAAAAGGATTAGAGGATGATCTTAGTTCACTCTTTGGCAAGAATATTGATGAATCTTTCGTGGGCGATCTTTCTGGCGCTGTTAAAGCGCTTCCCGCTGGTGATCCTAGCAAATTTATTAAATTGGTGAAGGCTGTTCCTGAAAACCTGCGTCAAAGCGTTGTTGCATCAGGATTAAATACCGCATTAGGTAAAAGTGCAGCGAGTGGAAATCTTAGTTTCCAAAAATATGCGCAATTCTACGAGGGACTTTTAAAAAATAAGCAGTCTTATACCGCTTTGTTTTCAAATCTTCCACCGGAAGCACGCAAGCAACTTAGTGACTTGTATCGCGTATCAAAAAATATTAGTGCGGCTACAAGAGAAAGAATTACTACTGGTAGAATCAGCGCAATCAAGGACGAATTAAAACCTGCTGAAACACTTATGGGTAAACTGTACGATACTGCCAAACGTTCAGCGCTTGGTGCTACAGTAGGAACCGCTGTTGGGGCGGTGGCAGGCCCTGGTGCTGGTGCAGCCGTGGCATCTGCACTTGCAAAAGGCGCTAAGCCAGAAGCAATCAAGGCTGTTGATAAACTCATCACATCGAATGAATTTATCAACCTAGCAAAGAATGCAGGGCAGACTAGCCAGAAAAAAGCAACATTGCAACTTGTCGGAACGCCAGCATGGAAGAGATATGCCAAAGCAACAAATCTATCGGTTAATCCGGCAGATGCAGAACGATGGGTCACACAAGCGATACAATCAAGCTCCAGCAACCAACAAAGGTAATGAATGCTCCCAGTCGAACAACCTGTTAAAACATATACCGGCCTTGATGGAAAGCCGCTAGATGGCGGCTATATCTATTTCGGCCTGCCAAATCAGAACCCGATCACGGCACCAGTGACCGTTTATTGGGATTCGGCAGGCACGCAGCCAGCCGCGCAGCCGCTGCGTACGGTGAATGGCTACATTGTGCGTAATGGGACGCCTGCAAATGTTTTTTTCTCAGGCTCCTATTCAGAACTTGTCCAAGACAGCGCAGGGCGTCAGGTTTTTTTCGCACGCACATCGGATGATTTCAGTATTGCTAGCTTTATCAACAATTTCATTATCAATCTTGCTTCGAGTGTTGGTTCGTCCCTTATCGGCTTCATCCAGTCGGCAATTGGGTCAGTAACGCGAACCGTTCAAGATAAACTGCGTGATGAGGTCAGCGTGTTTGATTTCATGACTAGCGCCCAAATTGCCGATGTCCAGGCTCGAACATATGCGCTTGATCTTACCGCTCCTATTCAAGCAGCACGTGATCATATTGCCTTGAACAGGAAGAAATTGATCTTCCCGCCTGGCGGATACAAATACAGTGTTTCGCCCAATTGGGCAATCCATCACGCTGAAATTGTTTTCGAAGGCGACGTTACACTGCGTTACACGGGGACTGGGGATGCAGTCATATTCGATGCAAGTGCTTCGGACGCGGTAGTTTTCATTACCGGTTTTTGCTATGGTGTTAAATTTGGATGGGGAAAACGTCCAAATATCGAAGCGCCCGCCACTGCCGGGAATGGTATCTATGTGCGTTCTATGCACCACTGCAAAATAGGCGGCAGGGTTCGCGGATGCGGATCAGCATCATCTGGCCTTCGAGTCGAATTTGCAGTCTGTACAGAATTTGACGTAGTAGTCTCCGGCAATGAGGATGGATGGTATCTCAACGCAAAACCGGCGAATGGCTACTATCTCACTCGGCGAAATTCTGGCGAAACGACAAGCTATTGCACGTTCTTAAACCCAGTTGCCGAAGGGCCGACAATTGGTATTTATCGTCATGCCACACTGGGGAATAACTTCTTCGGCGGCACGGCAGAAGCATGTTCTCTATATGGGACATTCGGTGATCTGTCCGCAGAACAGGATAAATTCGTTGGCACGGATTTCGAGGCAAATGCTACCGCCGATGTCTTTGAGCAAGGTACGGGCTTGATTCTCGAAAACTGTGACACATTTTCGAATTTGACTCTTGGCGCGGCATGCAAGAATGCCACCGTATACGGCGGACGGCACAGCAAGATTCTGTCTGATACAGGAAGTCTGCGCTCAACCATTCGTGATGTTGTTTTCAACCGATTTAATGATGGCACTAATCTGACGGATGCTGGAACAGGCACGTTGCTGGACAACTGCCGTAATGGTGGTACCAACACCACCTATTTGTCCGGCACATTGGCATTCGCAGGAGCAACAATCGCCAATAATGCTCTTGCCATATTTTCTATTACTGTTACCGGTGCAAAACTTGGCGATTTCGCACAGATTGCATATGATGCTGGCGGATTGGGGAATATGATCATATGGGGTCAGGTGACGGCAGCCAATCTCGTAACTGCGTTTGCGTTCAACAACACTGGCGCAGGGGTCACTGTTCCTGCCGGAAATTGGCGGGCTGTCGTTTCGCGTCGATGATATAAAATGGAGAATTATTAAATGGAACAGGATACCAATGTAGTGCCAGATACTTCGCAAGAATCGGCGCAAATTGAGCGATTTGCCAGCATTGGCGGAGACGCTCCTTTATCGCCTATATATGGAGGTCCAACGGTTACATATCACGAACCGGAACCGGATCAAAGCCAGGAAAGCGGTGAAGTAGTCATTATTTTATATGGTTCAGTACCTTAATTAGCAGTAGATTGACGTTTTAGTTTAAATTTTTTCACCACCACGAAAGGAAACACCATGAGTAAATTGTATAAAGCTGGTAACGGCAATCCCCCGCCACCCCCGGTTAAGGCAATGGCACCAATGAAAAAAACTTTGAAGAAGAAATCGAAATGATTTCTTACGTCGTACTGTTGATTGTTGCGCTCGCGCTGAACATCAGCAGTCGGCGTATGTTCGCGCTGTCGGTTATCGTCGGCGCGGACGTTTTCTTTCCTGTGCCTGCACATTGGTTTTATCCAATATGTATAATGATTGAAATATTGGTTGCTCTGCTTGCAATATATATAGCTTGCCACGCTTCAATAATGATTGTGCGCCTTTCTGCATTGCTGGTTATAATGCACATTATTGGATGGATATTCAATGGATATCCTATTGATAGCCCGTATCATTACATGGTGAGATTTTTAGAACATGCCGAGTTAATCGCATGTATTTGGTTCTCTCCGCCGATCATTAGGAGGTCGCTTGATGGTTTTTGATCCCACCAATCCCGTGCCATACATTCTGGCAGTGTTGATAGTTACGCTTGGCTATTTTCTAAAAGACGCGCATACTACAATCCGCGTAGGCTTGGAACAGAGAGCAACGCAAAAGGCACTGGAAGAAGCAAAAACCGAATGGCGAACCGATCTTCGGGAAATGCAAGATCGTCACCAGCGGGAAACTGCACGACTAGAGCAGCAATACGAGAAAAAATTTGCCGCTGTCGTGGTGCAGTTTCAAGACCGTATGGATAGCGTAGAGCGAAATCTCCAAGGCCGTATGGATTTAATTCTCGAATTATTGAAGCAAAGAACCCCCTAAAGGATACCCAATATGAGCACCTTCGATACTGCATTCTCTACAATATCCAGCATCGAGGGAGGCTTCACTGATCGCGACAGACTGGCTGATGCCGGTGGAGCAACAAAATATGGCATCACAGAGCGCGTTGCTCGTGATTGGGGCTATAAGGGAGAAATGAAGGATCTTCCCATTGAGATTGCCAGGTCCATTGCCAAGGCTTGGTATTGGGACCGATATCAGTGCGACCAGTTCGATCCGCGTATTGCCTACCAAGTTTTTGATGCGGCCTACAATGGCGGCTATCCGGTCAAATGGCTACAAGAATGTGTGGGAGCTACCGTTGATGGCAACATTGGTGCAGAAACAATTGCCGCTGTTCGTGCGGCTGATGTGTGGCGCACCATTGCGCTGTTCAATGCAAAGCGATTGTCTTACATGACTAGCCTGACGAACTGGCCTCAAAATGCTCGTGGCTGGTCCCGCCGAATAGCTCAAAATATTATCAACGCTGTTTAATTCGAAAAGGAGCCATAACATGATCGATCATCTTAAAGGCGCATGGCGCTCGATGACCATTTGGTTTAACGTGCTATTTGGTGCATTCGTTGTCAACTTTGATGCAGTTCGAGATAGTCTCCCGCAAATCCAGCCCTACATGACTTCTGCACTTTACAACAAGCTGATGTTGGCAGCAATTATTGTCAACATTGCGTTACGCTTTAAAACCAATCAATCCTTGGTTTCCAAGGCTCGAAGCTGATATGTTGATGTTTCCATATCGCTGGCTGGCATTTGCTGCTCTATGCTCTGCATTGTTCGGCGCTGGTTATGTGAAAGGACTGCGCCATGAGAAGCTAGAGCACGATGCCGCTACCAACCGCGCCATCATTGCCGCTGTCGCCAAGAATGAAGAAGATCGGCAATCTGACATCGCCCAAGCCAATGCTGTTGCCACCGATTACAAAACTAAACTGGATCTAGCCAATGCAAAAATTGATTCTGCTCGCGCCGATGCTGATTCTCAGCGCATGCGCCTCGTCATCCCCGCCCGTGTGTGCCCAGCTCCCGCAAGCCAAGCCGGAAATTCCGTCCGAACTGATGACCAGGGAGCAACCGAAACAATCGACCTACCTCCAACGATTGCAAATGGTCTTCGTGACATCACAGAAGACGCTGACCGAGAAGTGACGCGGTTGACACTCAAACTTACTGCATTACAAGATCGGGTCCAGCAAATTTTGGATCGCACGCAGTAGTTCATTTCTTTCGTCTGTCCGCAGGACCCTTCCTGCGGTCAACGAATCCTTGTATTTTCTCTTCCACTAATTCCCGTAACCCTCGGGAAGCATTCCCCTTTCCCGCCTTCCTCAAATACCGTTGATGTGAACGTGCAGTTCGATGCGTATATGTCTCCATCGCGTCCTCTTGTTCCTGCTGCAATTTGCTCTTTGCCATAGCCATTCTCCAATACGTTTTCCACATATTGTAATACGTTTCAAGGGGGAAAATCATCTGCGGCTGTAGTGTGGCCCAAAAGGGAGACTTACTTATGGATAACAGTGAAATCACTTTGCCACAACACGAAGTTGCCAGCGAAATGAGGGCGGAAGTGTTAGGCGAAAAAATTGACGAATTGAAAGGAACTGAAATGGGACAACCTGTGAACGTTTTTACTACCCCTACCGGTGGCGACGGTGGTTCGGCCCTGCCACTTGCAGCTATGGCGATGGGCAGCCATGGTGGCCTGGGTGGGGTTGGCGGTGGCTTGGGCGCGGGCTTGGTCGGTGGCTTGCTTGGCGGGTTGCTGTTCGGAGGTCGCGGTTTCGGCAATTGGGGCGGTGGTGCTGTAGTCGATGGCGTGGCGAGTTGCAATCGTCCGCAAAGCGCGGATATGTCGGTGACTCAATCTATGGGCATTATGACGGCTATTGGTGGCGTGAAAGATAGTGTCACCATGGGCAATCAGATGCTGAGCACGAGCATCGATGCTGGTTTTGCAATGCAAAACGCGACGACGTTGCAGCAAAGCATTATGCTGACTCAGCAAGCAAATATGAATCAGCAAATGGTGCTTTCTGAACTTTGCAATATCAACCAAAATGTCAGCGCTCAAGGTTGCCAAACTCGTGAAGCAGTCGTGTGTGATGGTGATCGCACTCGTGCTCTGCTTAGCGCGCGCTTCCAGATGGAAGATCAGACCGAAATCAATAAGCTGAATGCAAAAGTGATCGAGCTGCAAAACGAAGGCCGTCAGCGCGAACTTGGCAACCGCATTGAAATCAATAACACTGCGATTGCGGCTCAGCAACAAGGTCAGCAGCAGCAACAGCAGCAACAGCTGGTCACGACTGTCAACAGTCTGTTCCCGCTGCTGCAAGGCATCATCCAGCTCCAACACGCCACCAATGGCAACGTAATTGCCGGTAACGCTGGTGCCGTAACGACTGGCGCTCAAACCGCCAGCCCTGTTAACGTCGCAGCTTAATCAGCGCTAAGAAAGGAGGTCAACCATGCAATTCCAAGGAATGGCTCCGGTTGCCTTGATTCCTTTGAGTGTTCTGCCTTTAATTTCTCTTGGGCAGGTCTTTTCGCTATGGCACGTTGCGCAAATGCAAACTGCTCGTAACGGGAATATCATCGTCGGAAATCTTGGTGTGGTTACTACTGGAGCGCAAACCGCTAGTCCAGTCAATGTAGCTTCTCATTAGCCAGCTTCACAGCAGATAAAATGCCCACTTCGGTGGGCATTTTTTTGATATAATTGATTTGCGGATAGGGGGCACCTGAAAAGCGTCTAGTCAACGCCTTCCGCAACCTTTCTTGACTACCTTGACCGGAGCTCAATTATGCTTACTCAAGCTCGTTTACTCGAAATTCTGCAATACAATCCAGATACAGGTATATTCACTTGGATCAAGTCACCGCGAAAAGGATGGATAGGTAAAGAAGCGGCGACAAATACATCAAAAAGATACCTGGAAATACGTATTGATGGGATACTGTACAAGGCTCATCGTTGCGCATGGCTATATATTCACGGTTTCATGCCTAAAAATGAAATAGATCATATAGACCAGAACACACACAATAATAGAATAGATAATTTACGAGAAGCAACGAGGTTTGATAATACCCACAACACAAGAACGCCGACAACAAACACTAGCGGAATTAAAGGCGTATATTGGTTGAAGAAAAATAAAAAATGGGTGGGGCAGGTCGCACATAATGGTGTCCAACACTACTTAGGTTTATTTTCTGAGATAGAACAAGCTGAACAAGCCGTTCGCCTCAAGCGCTTAGAGCTTCATAAAGAATTTGCAAACCACGGATGATCTGCTACACTTAAAGCAACCGGCTACACCGCGAAGAATGCCGACCCAAGGCCGAGCGGTGGGAGTAGGCCGGGACTAAAAACCCCGGCCTATTTTTTTATTAGGAGGAAATATGTTTTTCAATCCGTTTTTTACGTTTATTCCGTTTCAGTTTTCCCGTTGCTGCCCTCTACCGGTTTGTTGTCCACCTAGGCCGCGATGTGGATGCGGTTGTCATTAAAAAAGCCCCTTTCGGGGCTTTTATTCAAAAAAGTTTGAATCCAAAGATTGATTCGAACAATCCATGATTTTCTTGTCTATATGGCGCGTTCAATTTATCAAGCATATTCTTGATTTCTATTTCAGCCTGCCTTCTCGCTTCTTTTCTTTCTTTTCTCAGCACTTCCGTTAGAAAATAATCCTCCAACGACCTTTTCTTCTCCTCTATTTTTTTGACCCTTTCGGATCGTATATGACGCAGGTATGCTACACGTTCTGGGCCGCGCGCAGGCATCATTTTTATTCTTTAGTGAATTTATCAGCAAACTCGCGAATAGCCGCACGACCAGCATCCGTTGCCGCCCATCGTTCAAACCTACCAGGCCCATCAGCCACCAATGCAGAAACGGCAACCTGCTGCTCTGGCGTAAGCGCTGATCCAACAGCCATTTTTAATCTATCGGCCATAGTAATGGTCCCAGCCAATTTTTCCAAGACATTCATTTTATATTCTCCTTGATCGTTTCCCACAGCAATTGTGCAATCGGGTCAAGCTTTTCAGTCGCCATTAGATCACCGAATCCAGGTGCTCCAAGTGAAACATAGGCCGTGAATGCGGCAAAGTCTTCGGCAGGCAATGCGCGCTGGAAGATGGTATCAAACTGCGATAGAGGATTTGCTGCGGCCTGCACAGTGCGCGCCAGTGATGCATCAATCATGGTCTGAACGTCCAGCGCAGTGGTAAATTGAGGCGTTTTAGGCATCAACATGGGAACCCTATTTTGATGAGGATTCAACGGCCCCCCTGGCTGCAACATCGCCTCTAATTCTTCCATTGACTTAGGCTGTATATATGGATTCATCGATGTTCCTTCGATAGCAAGCTATTTGCCCGTTCATAATCACCAATGTGGAACCCGTGATCTGGATCTGGTTGCACTAGAAATTTTTGTTGCGCTGCGCTATAGCCTTCGTTCTTGTCGTCAATAATAACATAAAGACCATCAAAATCGTTCGATTCCTCCCATCCCATTATCAACTTGCCACGCGGAAAATTGGCATCTGAAACCTTGTCAATTATTGCTCGACTGATTCGCTTACCGGAACATTGCCTGAGCATCGAACGAAGATACTCTACACTCTCTGCAATGCGGCGATTGGAAATAATGACAACACACGCAGAATGATTATTGATGAGTTTTTTCAGAAGACCGCATGAAACAGCATCAAACTCATCATCATTGCCAAATGCCTCGATAGAGCTTCGGCTATTCAAAACCTTGTCAATATCGAGATAGATGATTTTCATTATTCAACTGCCTCATAAACCCGATATTCTCCGCCATCTTCATCCATGAATCGCCTCATGGCCTTTTCTGCCATTTCTCTAATAGGAAATGGACCAGCAACCTTGAACCAGCCAAGATTGTCTCTGGATTGGACTTCCCATCCCGTGTGATTGTCTGCTAGACGCATGGCTTATACTCCCCAAAAAATGCTTCGACAAGCCAATCCCGAATTGGAGGCTCTTTAATCAATTCTTTTTGTCTTGGTCGTTCCTGGGCGATCACATACATTTGATTCGGAACACCATTAACGCTCGTTCTACGGCCTTTTTGAAGAATACCGTATTTCGTCATTTCTTGGATATATTTTTCAACGCTACGGCGACTGAGCGCGATTTGGTTGCAGATGAAAGTCACGCAAGATTCGCCATTCTCGATAATTTCCTCGATTTCGGCCATCCATTCTTCTTTGCTTCTTGGTTCGTTCATTTTTAACGTTGGCATTTTCAAATCAGTCATTTCTCAGCTCCTTTTCAATAATTGGAAGCCAATGCCGAATCCATATAACATCGGCCTTCTGGTAATTATGAAGTTTCTTAATGCACTTACGAACGCAACGCATAAAAAGCTCGTTATCGTGCTTGATGGTGGCAAGATAGTCTGCTAACGCTATGCGGTCGTTCTCAGTAACGGTTGCATCTGGTACAGATATCCGCCTTTTCAGGGGCGGGGTTTCCATTTTCTATTTTTTAAATATAGCCTCGTGAAGCGCCTTGAACTTGGCAATCAAACGCAAGTGCTCTGCGCGCATTTGTTCAGTGGTCATAGCAGCCCCCTTCAATTCTCCGAATTGCATTAGCCAGGACAAGCGCCCTCTCAAGATGAGCTTTTTCGGCGCGCAGGGTGATAAGTTCTTCTTCCATCTTCTCTACGTCCTTGAAACTGACCCACTCACAGTTAGAGAGCGATGTCATGTTGGGAATGTCGAATTTCCAGCGTTTCATGGGAGTTCTCCGGTTAGGTGCTACAACCCATCTTAGTATCATGCCGAAGCTAAGTACAATTGATTATTACTATCGGCATCGTAATAACGATTTACAATTTCGAAGTATTTGCTGCCTTTGCGCTTTTTGACCATCAGCCGTGTGGGGATCTTCAACGTCTTTGCCACTAGCACAGCTCCCTCAACCGTGTTAGCCGAACAACCTGTTTGTTGGCACCATTTGTTCCATGTCCACATGGAGGGTTTCATGAATTCATCTATGGGCCATGTCCGATCGCCGTCTGTGACGCTATAGCTGACGCGTAGGGACTCGCTATCTCCTTTGAAGTGTTGGCGCAGGGTCATGCTGATGACGGCCACCTGGAAAGCGATGCCGGCACCAATTGCTGGGTTTCGAGTTAGGCGGTCGTTAGGATTTATCAGCTCGGCCTCACATTTATAGCAATGCCGTGCCGATGGTGAATTCTGAGTGTCGCACTCGTTACACATTTTCCAGATATACCGGTAGGAGCATCTAACGCCATCAGGAGTCACACCGCAGCACCTTTGCGCTGTATGCTTGTTGGGAGTCTGGCATTCTGGACAGTCTATGCTAAAGAATTCATCATCTGCGTCTTGAGCGTTCTTTGCTGCAACAAGGCCTGTTATAGTAAGATCGTCATCAAGTGAAAATCGTTCTAAATTCTGCCCAAAATCAAGCAAAAGACAGTCATTTTTTCCTCGATACGATGAATGTAGCCAGTTCATATCTCCTGGCGGCAAACTCCATTGATCGTCCCATAGCCTGCATCCCCTACCCATAGCTTGGAGTAGCAATCGGATAGATTCTGTTGCTCGCATGAAAACCACAGTATCAACAATTGGTATATCAGTGCCGACTGAAAGCGCATTGACAGTTACCAGATATCGCCATTCCCCACGGCGCGCTTCTTCGATACTGTCCTTGCGAAGCGTCTTGCCCGTCTTTCCAGTTATAAGCACTCCCTCGCCATCTGGAAGATAAGAAAGAACCTCCTGAGCGTGCTTAATGCTTGCCGTAAAGATGATTGCGCAACGGCGATTGTCGTCCTTCATGATATCAATCATGTCAGCAATAATTGAGCGGCTAAGGCGCTCTTTGTTCAGGGTTGCATCATCAACCTCTGATTGCTTGAATCGACCGCCAGTTAGCTTTAGCTTCGCCAAGTCGTAATGCTCTTTGGTAAATCCTAGGCGATACTTTACGACCCATCCTAGCTCGCTTAAAACATGATGTGGCAACTCATGAATAACATGCTGGAATGTTTGGTCAGGCCCTATCAATTTCTCTTTTCCGCGTACTGGTACGGCATCAAGACCAAGAATGCGCAACTTCGGATTCTTTCTGCGAAGGTGCGCAATGATCCGCTGGTAGGTTGTCTGTTCGTCGTCTGACACGCCCGCGCATTCGTCAATGATCAATAAAGCGTATTCATCATTAAACTCTTCCAGGGCATTTACAACACTCCCTGGGGTTCCGAAAATGACACTATGCCCTGTGGCCTTGGAATTTAAACTGGCGCTAAAGATCGAACAATATTCACCAGTTGCGCGATACTTCTTTGCGCTCTCAGATACAAGATCCCCGTTAGGTGCAAGGCAAAGCACACGTTTACCAGCCGATGCAACCACCTTGGCGATGATGGTAGTTATCACTGATTTCCCGCCAGCCGTAGTTACTACTAGAACCCCTGGCTCTGCTGTTGCGCGCATGTGGGCGATTGCTTTGTCGCCACATTCTTGCTGGTAACTTCTTGGAATCAACATATCGTCAAATCCTTCGACTGAACAAAATCAAATCCATTCGTAAGCTCTGATTTGTCGGGCTTAATGTAAATCACCGCTCGCTGCTGCGGCAAAAATTCTTTTGGCTCCCATCCATACAATTCTTGCATTGCGTACGGGTTGAAACTGTGATGGTCGCAATGGCCTTCTCCTGGAAGTTGGTTGTTAGCTGTTCGCTGCTCTGGCGTCCCTTCTTTCTGGATCTTGCTGCATCCAAATGTCCCGAACTCTGGATGCTTGGTGGCGCTGGTGCAGGATCGGCAGTTGACGCGGGGTTTATCAAATCCCCAGCATACATCGCGCGCATGGCAAAACTTGCAAGCAAATGCCGTAGGCTTGTTGGTAATCCGCTCAGGCGGCTTGTCTGCCATGGTCACGTATTCAGCCTTCTCTCTCAAGGCTGAAGCCTTTGCCCTTTCAATCGGGATGATGTCGCAGAACAGTTCATCCGTATTCTTGTTGACAACCAGGTATAGGCCGTAATCACATTCGAACTCATCGCCGTTGATTTGGATTTGGGCGTAGTGAAGTGGCTTGATAGTTTCCAGCTCACCATGCTTCAATTGCTTGAATGCGCTATCCGATGCGGTTTTGTACTCCAAAACGTACCGCTTACCGTCTTTCTCGGCAATCCCATCCGCCGCACCACTTGAAAATCGCATTACCCATCGCTTTTGACTATGGCAAGTCTCTACAATTTCAAATCCGATCTGTTCCAGGTACATTTGCATGTATGGTTCTTCACGCTGACCTCGGTGGAATAGTCGGAGCATTCTTGCGCTAAATGCCTCTGGCTCAACGTATTTATGGAATTGGAGCCATAGTTTTCTGGCGCAGGTCTCTCCAATAGAGCTAGCTCCTAGGTAATTTCTTTCGCTTTCATCTTGGATTGGTGGGAGTGATTCGATGGCATCAATCACTTCTTGCGGTGTAATCATGTCACTCCTTAAAAACCCGGCGCGGGGCCGGGTTTGGTTAATTAAAATGGGATTTGGTCGTCGTCCGGATCTTCTTGTTTTGGCTGTGGCTTTTTGGGGGATGGCTTTGCAGTACCAGCTTTCTCGCCGCGTGCTTCAAAGTTAACAATGAAATTGCCTTTGGGCTCTTTCGTATCCTGGTCTTTCCAAACGTCAAGAAGGATATCAAGTGGCTTATCAGTAAGTTGAGCAAGACTTCTATCATCCGGCTCGCCATTTGGAAGTTTGACCTTGCAGATTCCATATAACTTGACGAGCTTCTGAATGGCATTATCTCGCGCCTCAGCCTTGTAATATTTGCTGTTAGTCTCATACACTTTCAGCTTCAAGAACGCAACGCGATTCTGCATCGGGCCAGCTACGACACGTGCCTTTATGTTGATGTAACGATCGTCCTCCCATTCCTTGTTTGCCACTTCTTCTAGCATGCATGTATACCAATCCTTTACCAATGGGTCCATGCTGTTTTCTTTTACGTCGCCGGTTGCTTGCTCGCCATTCGATTGGGTCCAAAAGCTCATTTTTATTTTCCTTGGTTAAAGTATGGGATCAATGCCAGAAGAGGATTTTCACCCAATGGCACTGCAATTTCGGAATCCATGGGATAGCGCGATTTAGCATTGACATATCCAACTTTGCCATCGCCCGATGTGACAAGAATGCGATCACCCGTTTGCACGATCTTGCCGAACTTCGTTGTCTGTCCCTTCTTATCGACTGCACCGCCCTTGACAAATTCGTCTTGACGAAGGTAATACACTCCATCTACAAGAGCCACATACGAGGCGATAGAGCCGTCATGCATATCCAGCGAATACACCGTGTATTCGTCCGCATCTGGCCGTCCCTTGATTTTTTTGATTCCAGCATGGGCCAGGAAAACGATGGTCATGCCTTTTTTGTTGCGCAGATAGTCGCATGCTGCCTTTACCTCAGCGTGCATTTCCTTGACTACCAAGAATCCCTTGCCGTAACCGCCAGCAGCTTCGCCAATGTTGTCAACGCCGTATTGCTCGCAGACTTCATGTTCAAAGAGCGCATGCAAGCTAGTGACTGAATCAATCACAAGTGTCTGAAAATCATGCTCTTGCGTGGCAAGGCTGCGAAGTTGCTCAACCAATGTTTCTTTGGTGCTGACCTTGGTTTTCGCATCCGAACGCGGAAGCGCAGGAAAGACAATGGGTTTTGCTTCTTCTTCCCAACTATCAAACACGCTTGCGCCATCCTCGGCCTGCACGAAGATAGGATTTGGAAAAAGCGCGGCCAGAGTGGATTTACCAACGCCAGGAGTACCAACGATGGTAATTTGCGGCGGCTTACTTAGAGGCTTTGTCAGACTTGAAAGATCCATATCATTCTCCAATCTTAATGCTTGGTTTTGCAGGACTCGTGGTTACAATCTCCGCCAACTGCTTACGAAGCGTCGGAGAGCCCGATTTCATGACTGCCTCATAGTCCTTTTGTCGCAGCGTGTAGGAATAGATGCGATTGATCGGCATGTCCTCGGTCCAGACAGCATTGAGAGCATTCTTGTCCAGGCGTACGTTTTCTTTAGTAGAAATGGTCACCTTCTGGCCATACAGATCATAAGTTTTTTGGCCGAGTTTGGTATGCTTGACCTCGGCGATGATCTGGTTCATCAGGGACAACTCTTGCTGTTCAAGAGCTGCCATCTTGTTGCGGACGTCTTGGAGGGATTGGATGGAGTTAGTCATATCCAAATTCCTTAATTACACTATGCATCATGCACCTCACATGGTTTGTTGCTGCCTCTCGTTAGGCAGTGATGGCATTGTGGGTATGATCAAATCATGAGTCCAATTGATTTTTACTAATGATCCGATAGTTACAATCAATTGGTAGTTGCTGGCATGACGTGCCATCATTGCCTCACCAACTAGGAGGAAACACCATGAAATGCGAAAACTGTAACGGAACAGGCTACACATCGAGTGGGTATCTTGACTGTACGATGTGTGATGCGGCAACGGAACGTGCCAGGCTGAGTGAGACAATCGGCGCTGAGGTTGATGATAATGCTTGGCTTTGCTACCAAATTGGTAGGTGCAACCATGATCCGCACTAACTACCCCCGAACTCTGCAAGAAGCCTTTGGCCCATATGAGTACTGGAACCCAGAGCCAGATCCAATCTGGTATGTAATCTCACGATTTTTATGGAGTTTGATATTATGAGCGATAATGAAAAACCATCGGTCGATCTGAGCGGGCTGACGCGGTACGAATTTAGTAGGTTTAACGACAATCAGCGACAAACCTATTTCCTTACATCCGACGTTCAGGCTCTCGCCACCAAGGCAGCTCAGCCAGCACCAGCCCCGCAGCCGACCACTTCGGCGCCGCGCGTGGCAAGCATCGATACGCCGGAGTTTCGCAAGTTGCTGCGTGATTGCACTGATGTGGAAAACCCCGACGTTGGATATGGCGATGTGGCTCGGTTCATCGACGCCCACATCGCGCGCCAGGCTCAGGCTGCTCCCACGCTGGCCAGTGCACCGCAAGCAGAGCGGGCGGTAGTGCCGACCTACGAAAACACGCAGGTAGCGTATGCCGAGGATGGTGTTCTGCACTGGATGACAGGTCGCAAGTTCGACAACTGCGAACTGTACGCCGCCCCGGTCGCGCAGGAAGGCGAGCAGAGCGCGAAGTCTGCGCCAGCCCCATACGACCACGCATGGGAGAACGCCAAGGAAATGGCTGCGCGCCGCGTCGAGGCTGACTGCATCGGGTTCGCAAAAGACGATGCGCAGTTGACCAAGATCGCACGCGACATTCGCGCTATGCGGTGCCCCGACGCGCTCGCCACCCAGAGCAGCACCGATGCCAGCGCACATGCCGCGCCTATTGGACATGTGGTCGTTTGGAACAAGGGCGGATCTGGCGAGCACAATAGCATCGAGCCGATAGGCAAGTTGGGCTACAGCTTAGCCGCACAGTTGCCGGAAGGGGCGTTGATCTGGACGACGCCACCTTCCGCACAGGCCGCGCCAGCCGAGATGCGGGATGCGGTAATTGAAGAATGTGCAGCCATGTGGGATGCGGACGGCAAAGAGACATGGATTTCAAGGTCCATCCGCGCCAAGAAATGCACCCCGGCAGACGACAGCCAGAAAGGGGGCGGCGATGCGTAAGCCAACTCTCAAGCAATACGAGAAGGCAGCGGCTGATGTTGCGTTCAGCTACGCGCCGGAAATCATTGAATGCCAAAAGTGCAGATGGCCACATGCCAAGGGCTACGTGTGCGTCCACTGCGGGGACGAGAGCCCGACTCAGCCAAAAGAGAAGAAGAAAGGACAACCATGACCACCAAGAACAACACCCCGGACAGCAGCGCAACGAGCGGCGAAGTGCCGCACAAAGTAGCGGCTTCATTCCTTCGCAAGCACGATGGCTTGAACGTTATCAAGAAAAATACTGTGGCGTACAGCATAGCGGTTTCGGCGCTTCAATCCGCCTTGTACCGCTCCCCAGCCCCCCAAGCGGCCACCACGGAGCAGGTTGGAGAGGCTGTTGCTGACGAAACTGTGCGCGAGTTGGCCGAATTCGTCGTCAAGCACGCGGTGGCCGACCACATTGACACCAACGGCCCCGATTGCCGTTCTTGCGCGTGCTGTGACAAAGAAATTCCAATCAACACCAGCCTGTATGGGCCGTTGACGCTGGAACACCGCAACGACTGTCTGTTCGTCAAAGCGCAAGCCATCCTCGCCTCCCCTGCGGCCACCACGGCAAGCGCGAGCGGGGGAAATGCCCCATTTGGTTGCCAGCGCAGCGTGTTGAAGATTGGCATGTGCCGCCAATGGTGCGGTAACAGCTATAAGTGCGCGGTCGGCGCGTTCCTGATTTACGTTGAAGGGCAGCCAGTTGATGTTCGCAGGCACTACGCCGAGAAGCACAAGATGGCACTCCCTGCTAATCCAACAATGAGTGGCGCTGAAATCCGGCGCTCCACGCGGGTCGAGATGGATTGCGGTTACGGCGTGTATCTCTATCAAGATGGGAGGCTAAGTATCGTTGGAGACAGTGACGCTGTCGTGCTCCAGCCCGGTATGAGATTCTGCATTATCCCGCCAGCTACTTTCTGAAAGGCGAACTATGAAATCCATTACCGAAGTAGATGGCCGCGCCCCAGCACCCAGCCGTGAGGCTGCGCCGCTGGATGAGCGGGCGCTGTTTGAGGCGTGGCTTGAGAAAGCCTGGCCTATGCTGACAGTCGATTTCGCTCCTTTAAACGGTTTTTATAAGGGCGATGACGGCGCGTGTATTCAAGATAAGTGGGAAGGCTGGCAGGCCCGCGCCGCACTCGCCCAGCCAGAAGCGCCTGTAGTGGACGGGGAGCTGACGCCGCTGCCGGTCCAACACGAAGAATTGCTGGCACAAGGGAAGTGTGAGTCGTGCGACGGGCGCGGCCACGATGGCGAAATGCACTATCAAGGAGAATTCCAGCCGCCCGAGCCGTGCAGGTGCCCCGATTGCGACGGCACGGGGCAAGTCGCCATCGACGCGCGCGCAGCGTTAAAAAACGAGCTGCACGAACTCGGTGAATTGCAGCAGGCGGTAAAGCGTCGATCGATGATCTACCAAGTTAGCGATAAAGAGTGGGTCGCCAAGTTGAATGGGGTAGCGCCCGACACCTACTACAACTTGCCTTATGTAGAGTGGAAGCATATCCGCGATGCCGCTATTGACGCCGCTACCGCAGCCCCACCGCACCCCGAGCCAGTAGGCGGGAAAGAGCAGGCATGAGCATCGACATCGAAAAAGAACGCGAATCTGCTATCGCCTGGGCTGAGCGTCACTATCGCAACGTGGATGAGTTCACGCGTAACGACCTAGAGATTGCAGTCACAGCATGGCTCGCCGCTAAGAGTAACGCCACCCAGCCCGCACCCATTCAAGTGCAAGCGGGAGAGGCGCTGACGGATGCCGAGATACTGAGAATTGCCGAAGATGAGGCGATCACTTGGGTGACGGACGAACGCAGGCCGGACAATTCCACCATCCTCAGCTTCACTCGCGCCATTATTGCCGCCATCAAAGCAGGCGGGCAAGGCGGGGATGGTGGACGATGAACATCCACACAATCTGGCTAATCCTATGGAATATGTGGATTGGTTCACCCACTTGCAGCGGCAATTGCAACCAAGGCCGTAAGACTTGCAATTGCCGTAAATAACAACCCCGCGCCCTCGGGCGCGTTTTCTAGGGAATCCATGTCAGACCTTTATCCAATCGCAACAGATTATCTCGACGCGCACATGCGTCTCATTCCTCTTTATCCACTCATCCATGGCAAATGCGGCTGCCCTGATCCAGAATGCACATCAGCAGCCAAGCATCCACTTCGCAGTAATTGGCAACATCAACGCCTGGTCGATACCGCCACTCTCTACGAAGTATGGCACGAAGTCTACGGCTGCAATGGCCTTGGATGGGCGCTCGACCAAGATCATATCGTTATAGATGTTGACCCGCGCAATGGCGGCAATGAATCACTAGAGAAATTGCAAAAAGATCTTGATATAGATCTGTTCGATTTATGTAATGCCATCGTAAAAACAGGCGGGCAAGGCTTGCATTTCTATTTCAAAAAATTAGATTCTGCAATCTTAGGCTGGAAAATGCCATCAGCGTACAAAGGCATTGATGTTAAGCAAGGCGGAGGATTTGTCGTCATTGCTGGATCGATGCATGCATCTGGCAATGAATACGAATGGCATAGCGCGGCAAAGTCTTGCTTGGATAATCTTGAAGTAATCCCCGAGAAATTAGCCGCATTACTTGCAAAATCTCACGCTGAGCATCGAGAAGCCGTAAAAGCAAGCGGAACGGCTGATCTTGATGAAGTACGCGATATGCTCAGTTACATCACGCCCAATCTTCACCACGACGATTGGGTAAAAGTTGGCATGATCATCCATTCTGCCACTGATGGAAGCATGGAAGGACTCCAAACATGGGATACATGGAGCCAGCCTGGGACTACCTACAAGGAAGGATTGTGCTCGCGAAAATGGCATAGCTTTGGCAAGTACCATGATCGCCCAGTGGGTATGGGATCACTTGTCACCATGGCGCGCGCGGCAGGATGGGAGCCAGCGGCAGATTCAACGGCATTGACGCCCGACCAATTGCAAGAAATTAAGGATTCATGGGCGCAGAAGGTTGCTGATCGCGTTACATTGCCTTCCATAGCGGACGATGCCGACATCAGCATTTATGAGCCTCCAGGGCTTCTCGGGAAGATCAATGATTATGTTTATTCATGTTCAGTCTTCCCGAATCGCAATCTTGCGCTGGCTTGCTCGCTTTCTGTTTTGACAAATATCATTGGTCGAAAATATCACTTCCAAGGGCGATTTGCCAATGTCCAGCCAAATCTTTTGATTCTCTGCATTGCAGGATCATCAGTCGGAAAGGATAGCGTACTAGGTGCAGCACAGAATCTTCTAAATGTCGCAAGCCTGGATTTTGCCACGCATGGCCGTATCAAATCAGATAAGGATCTAGTTGATGCTCTTGAGCGCAATCAGTACGCGATGTATTACATCGATGAATTCGGAGGTGTGCTGCAACGCATCAACAATGCCATGAAGAAGGGTGGCGCCAGCTATCTTGAAGGCATCATCTACACGACCATGGAAATGTTCACCAAGGGCGACAAGACGGCCAACATCGATTTATCTCGCAAAGAAGCCATACGTGAGCACTACGAAGAAATCTTGCAGAAGATGAGCAAGGCGCTCAAGGATGGGAATTTCAGTGACCAGGCCGCAGTAGAAGCTAAGATCAAGCGTTGCAAGCAACTGCTCAAGCGTTTCGAAAAAGGTCTGCCAAATCCATTCTTGTCCATGTTCACCACTGCCACTCCTCGCACAATGGAACTGGCATTTAGCGGTGACTCGACTGACAACGGTTTTTTGAGCCGCGCCATGGTCTTCCATGAGTACGAGACCAATCCAAGGCCAAAGCCTGATTGGGCTGGCGTTCCGCAGATCCCCATGGGTTTGCAGATGGCGATTCGTTCCATCCGGTTTGACCGGGACGAATGCCCGTTCGGACGCGTGGACAGCTTCGACCAAAAGCAAGTTGAACTCAAGATTGACAAAGATGCTCAAGTCTTCATTGATCGTGCCATTGACTACTTCTTTGACTTGGCCGAGACACAGAAGGAATCTGGACTTGAATCCCTGCCACGTAGGGGCTTTGATGGCGTTATGAAGGTCTGCATAGCATTGGCTGCTGAAAGTGGCACCTTGACCCTTCCAATGGCTCGCTATGCGGTAAAACTGGTGCGTTCCGAGATGGACAAGAAGATTCGGCGCGTCAATTCTACCGAAGGCATGGCAAGCCGCAATGTCAACGAGAAGATGGATGCTGTTGCTCATCGCATCTGTGAGATTTGTACAACAGACTCAGGAGAGACTTTGGCTGTGATGCATCGCCAGTGCAA